CGACGTAGCGCCAATCCCTCAGGACCAAACCGATCTCCCATTTGAAATGGTCACGATAGGCTTGGAACGTATTACCGGCAGCGTCAGTCACAGGCCACTCGCCCATGTCCCGATGCTGGAGGCCGGTAATCTTTCCCTTGGGGAAGGTCGCGTGACAGGTATCCGTACCCCAACACACGATCCAGATGCTGGTGTTGGTTGAGGCCGCTCCGCCTCCATCCAGCACGTTGTTCGCAGTCATAGCATTCGCCACGGTCTTCGTTGAGTACCTCGGGGCCAGCCCAGTGAAGCGCTCCGGGTTGGAGATTTGGTTGCCGTAGATTAAGGTCGCTGCGACCTGTTGGGACATGCCCTCGAGGAACGCCTTCACTTCTGAGAGGCGGAACTCGGCGGTATTCCCATTAAGGTCAGCAATGTCCTTATCGATAACGGCATATGTTTCCAGATTGCCGCAGGTATCGACGATCTGGGCGGTGGTTGACTTAGCGTTCGGAACGCCTGTATTGAGCAGGCGCCAAGTGGCCTGGGGTAGACCAGTACGAACGGTAGTCTTGTGCCCTGTTGGGAGATTGCCTTCTTGGACAAGCATGTCCTCCAGGATTTCGTTCGTTTGGGAAAGCAGCTCGATAATCGTCGCGATGCGATAGTTATCGTCGAGGCGCTTAGCCCAGTCCGCGTAGGTTAACGCGGTAGCTCCAATTACCGCCATCGTTTATCCTCCAGATGACGAGGGGAGATTAGGATAGATTGCCTGGGCAGCGGACTTTGGACGTTCGTTAGCACCTCTCGGGGCTCCGCCAACGTGAGTCGTGCCTTCAGTGATCTTCTGCGCGAAGCGATAGAACGCCTTGACAAAGGCCGGATGATTACCGGCTCCCGTCAAATCCATCGCAGCCCGAAACTCATTTGCGAGCTTCTGGTCGCCAAGGCTATCGAGCGCGCGCCCGATAGTTGTCTTGACTTGATCCAACTTGCTACCACCGATCTCGGGGTCAGCCTGGATCTCCTGTACCCACTTGTCTTGCATTTCTTTGTAGTATTCAACGGGGGCCTGAGCGGCCTCCAATGTTTTCTTGGAGTAATAATCAACGAGGCGCTGCGCTTCTGCTTGAGGCAAGCGCATGTCCTTAAACATTCCATGAATTTCTGGAACGGCATCCGGGTCCAGAGTGAAACCTTCTGGAGTTTTGAAATCCTCATACTTCTCCGGCGCGCTAGGAAGCGCCGCCGTTACCTTCGGCGGCTCGTTCAGTATCGCTTCCTTCACCGCCTCCGCCGGCTTCTCGTGCGGAGTCGTCGGAGGCGTCGGGGGCGGGGTCGTCTCTTGGGGCTGTGCGACTGGTTCTTCGGGCGGCATCTTTAGCGTTCCTTTCGTGCATCATCTCAGTGTATCGATCGGGACAGGCGGACATGATATCGTTAAGCAGCTGAAGTCCGACATTCCGCTCACCCTCAGCGAAGGCCATGTCGAGCGCGTTGCGAGCAAAAGAAGGAGCAAAGATATGACAAGACTCAAGACGAGCAAGCATCCACGCGCGCCCAGCTGGAAGCGACATGAGGCCCATAATGATTTCCTTCCGCTCGGTGTCCTCACGCTTTGCTTCCTTTTGAGCAAGCCGAACATGTCGCCTATCAGCAGCGTTGTAATCATTGCTCATCCGACCCCCTGCATCGCCTGCAACGCAGAACGTCCACCGCCAACTGGTGTGGCGGCGAGGTTCTTTGCGCCCTCGACCATAGCTGCTGATTGCTGCATCTCCTGTTGCTGTTTCTGCTGCTCCGCTCGTTGCTGACGAATCTGCTGAAGCTGATCAGGCGATCGAATAAGCCGCGGATCGTTCTCGAGCAAATCGCTGTATTTCTCGAGAGCGTAGTCGAAATCTACAACGTCCGCAATCTGCGGATCGAGCCCGGCAAGATTGCCAGTAATCGAAAACAACCGTTCGATGCCAGAAGTTTGGGCTGCCGCTTGTGCGACGCTGAGCATTGAGACGTATTCGATCTGCATATTTTGGCCCTGAATTTCAGGGGGCGGATCGGGAATCAAGCCAGCTCGTTCCATTACTGCGAATACGCGCTCGACTGCCTTTTCGAGGCATTCGTTCTGTATTCGTTCCAATACTGGACCGAGCATTACTAATTGCTCACTTCGCCGGGCGTCAATCTCAGTCGCGGTGATGTTCGACTTAGGAGGGAACTGCGAGATCATCTGGAACAGATCGTTGAAGAAGATCGCTTTGATCCGCTCTCGAACTTCGTTAAGGTCCTCCATAATCTCCCGAACAGGAGGCATAACCGTGTAGACAGGTTTCATGCCAATGTTACTCATACCTGCAATATAAGTAATTCCTCCCGGCAACAGTGACGCGGGCTGATTCTTAAGTTGAATGTCTGCCACGAGGGGCGGATTGACGAGCTTATCAATAGCTTGTGCTTTCCGCTTGGTTTCCTGTTGGAGTTGTTTGATGTCACCGAGAGCATCCATCGCGGGGGAGCGTCCGTAAGAATCATTACTGACCAGATCCCACCGCGGGCAAACGAACGGCTGCTCAAAGAAACCTCCTTTCCTCAACACGAACTCGCGCGGCTGGCCAATCTCCCAATAGCATTCCCTAAACTTGAAATGAGCTGGTATTCCCAGCTGGCGTCCATCGTTATTGGGCTCGATCGCGTGGCCGATAATCGACTCGCGCGTGAGCGCAGCTCCGCCAGTGTTGTAGAGTTGCTTGATGGCCGGGGAAGTGTTTTCCCAGCCAAACCACTGAACCGTCTCGCTTACCGTGAGGGTGAATTCGCGATATTGCGAGTCGATCTCGAACTTATGACTGTTCTGAACAAAATACTCACCAGCGCACGGGTTGTAGCATTGAATTACCTTCTCGTCATCCTCGTAAATGAGCATGACGGCGGTTCCGAAAACTACCAAATCAAAATACAAGACAGCCATCGCGTTGTAAAAGTTAGATCTAGCAAACACGCGAAACATTCTTCGTTCCACTTCGGCTAGCCAAATGGAAACGGGACTCGTCATCGTGGAGTCGAGCATCCCGATCTTCAATCGAAACCAGGGTCGCGTCGGGCTTGACAACCCACTCATTAAGCCCGACGCGAGGTTTCGTGCAGCGATGGTAGCGGTCGAGTCAACCATATGCTGGTTGATGGGCGAACCTCTGGCCATCATGTTTGGCGTGACGAGCCACTTATACCTCCGGGGAATGATATAGTCGGCAAGCTCACGCCAATGCACCCACCAACTATATCGGTTAACCTTGAGACCGTTGTAGCGTTCATCAACCTGCTTTCGCAAGGCGATGTTAGCGTTGCCCTCCTCGCGAACCGAAGGGCGAATATCAGACCGGCGGGGTGAGACGGCCATCGCTACCATTAGTGCGGCCCTCTCTTAGAGCCAACTAAGTCGGCAGCGGCTTTTTCTAACTTATCGAGATCGCTATCAGGAACGTACTTCTTAGCGCTTTTGACCTCATTATCTCCATCCTCACCCAAGCCCATCTCGATGTCACCGAAGTGTCGCGCCATGAGCGCCCTAACCCAATATTCTTCAATGCTAGTTTGCATATTCTTAGGTAGTGCGCCTGCATTGCGAAGCTTTGTAATGCCGCGGTGCATCGACTCGTGAACGATACTTGAGATGTCAGTCGCGTCGTACCACATCTTATCTGTCTTAGCGTTGTAAAGACCAGCGACAGTTAAGCGGCGGCCGGGTTCCATACTGTCAATAGTATGGTTGACATCGAATCCGAGCTTGGCAACGGCTGAGCGTTCTGCAGCGAGCCACTGGCGATGAATCCGCTCGACGTCTTCGGATGAGGCCACAACCGGTTTACCCACGAGGTTCTTAACGCCTTGGTTACGGATTAGCTCGTCCATCTTGGCCCGCTGGATAGTTGGGCGTGTTCCAGGCTCGACGTACTGCGCGATTGAGCTGCCGTATGGCATACCCTCCTCGCGCGATCGAAGGGCTTCGCCAGCAGTTGGAAATTCCTTCGGAGGCGGGTCTTGATGGAGCGTAACGGTCTTTGGATTGCCAGTCGAGAATATCCAATCGAGCAGCCCGGCCTGTTTGCCCTCAGCTGGAGCGTGCTCGCGCTCTGCATGATTGCCTATCATGTGGCGAGACAAGCCTAATGCCGCCTCCTCCCCGTAAGCATCGAGGTTCTTATTGAACTCCTTAGCCCAACCCTCAGGCGGCTCGGGGCCATCACTTCCCAAGCTGATCGTCACTCTGCGGCTCCTCCT